AACGTCAATGTTGATACCGGAAGGAACCTCAGTTCTTTGGTTCGCACTCTGCGTGATGTCGAAAGTCAGATCGAAGAAGCCGAGTTCCATCTCAAGACATTAAAGCAAGAGAAGCACAAGCTATCTGTTGAGAACATCCCAGCACTAATGGACGAGATGGGCGTTGAGCGTCTTGACGTTGACGGTCTAACCGTTGAGCGCAAGATGATTGTGGCGGCATCAATTCCAGTGGCTAATAAAGAGCAGGCGTTTGCTTGGTTGCGGGAGCATGGTCTGGATGACATCATCAAGAACGATGTCACACTTACGTTTGGTAAAGGTGAGGACAATCTGGCGGGTAACTTAGTCGGGTTGTTGCAGGAAAAGGGTTACGATCCACGGACCAAGACCCATGTACATCCATCCACATTGAAAGCGTTTGTGAAAGAGCGCGTCATGGACGGTAAGCCTATCGACTTGGATATGTTCGGGGCCTTCATCTCAAACGCAGCACAGATAAAGAGGAAAGCATAATGGGCGCGTATAAGCAGAAGATGTTAGAGGAAATGGAAGATGAAGACCACACTGATGAGTACGGTGGTTTCATGGACAATGACGAGACAGATTTTGATGAGGATCAAGTCATTGAGGATCAGATGATCCAGAAAGCAGAAGATGCTCTTGAAGAGCAAGAAATTGAACGTCAGATTAAAGAACAGGAAAAGAACAATGAGTAATCAAGTAGCTACGAAAAAGAATGCAGAGTTAAGTACAGACGTAATGGACGATATCATGGAGTTCGCGGGTGAGGGTGCGTCCTTTGCCGCTGACGAAATGCAGATACCGTTTGTTCGTGTTCTGCAAGCCATGTCTCCGCAGCTAAAGAAGCGGGAAGCAGATTACATAGAAGGTGCCGAGCAGGGTGATCTGTTTAATACCGTGACCAAACAGTTGTGGAAGGGCGAGGACGGAATCACTGTCATCCCATGTTTCCAGACTGTTAAATACCTTGAGTTCATTCCTCTGGACATGGGCGGCGGGTTCCAAGGTGAGATTAATGCAACCGATCCCGTATTGCAGCGCACCGAGCGCAAGGGTGCAAAGGAGATGCTGCCCAATGGCAATGAGTTGGTTAAGTCTGACCAGCACTATTCCCTGATTGTGGATGAGGACGGTATGACTCAGCCTGTTGTGATCGACATGAAGTCAACACAACTCAAGGTCAGCCGACGATGGAAGACAACCATTGCCATGCAGAAGATCAAGCATCCCAAGACAGGTGCCATGTTTGTACCACCATTGTTCGCAACATCTTGGAAGTTCAAGACCGTTGAGGAGAGCAACGACAAAGGTACGTGGTTCAACTATGCTATTGAGAAGATCGGTGTCTTGGAAGACCGAAACCTGATGCTTGAGGCAAAGGCATTCCGCGACAGTGTTGTTGCTGGTGAAGTCAAAGCCGCAGCAGAAGAAGGGGCCTCCACCCCCTCTACTGCATTAAAAGATGATGAAATTCCCTTTTAAGCGGTTTTAAGGAGGGCCCTCGCGTTAATGAGTCACCGCGGGGGTCTTCTGGTTTTCATCTAGGAGTAGCAAATGTCACAGGCAAAGAGATTGCTTGCCGCATTCGCGGGAGCATCTAATGCTCATGGCACGACCACTGTTGGGCGTGTTGGGCGAAACGGAAAAGCTGAAAGCAACAGCAAGATAATAAGAGAAACTTTAACAGAGGCATTAGTTCAAGATCATATCGACGGGGGGCAGGGCATTGGCGCTATCCCAATCAACGAATCCAATCAGTGTAAGTTTGGCGCGTTGGATGTGGACATCTACGATCTGAATCACGAGGACGTTCAATCCAAGATACAGAAGTTAAAGTTGCCACTGGTTCATTGCCGATCCAAGTCGGGTGGGGCCCATCTGTATTTGTTTCTGAAAGAGTGGGAGTCCGCAGCACAGGTCCGAGATTATCTAACCGAGATGTCTATAGCCATGGGATTTAGTGGTTGCGAGATATTCCCCAAGCAAGACACGATTATCGCAGAGCGTGGGGACGTGGGTAACTTTATCAACATGCCGTACTTCAATGCAGAGATGCCGCAGCGATATTGTTTTGATGCCAACACCGAGGCCCTTGAACTGGATGAGTTTCTGGATGCGGTTGATGCCGCCACCATATCTTTGCCAGAGCTTGAGGCCATACGGTTCGCTGGTGAACGCAAGTTGTTTACTGATGGGCCACCGTGCCTTGAGCATTTGTTTGCTGACGGGCCTGTCTCAGAAGAACGCAACAAGAGCATGTTTATGTGCGGGGTGTATAACAAGCTAAAGTTTAGCGACAATTGGGAGAAGAGATCAGAGGAGGACAACCGGACTCTGTGCGCTGATCCGCTAAGTTCGCATGAAATGTCGAACCTGTGTAAGTCTCTGGCTAAAAAGGATTGGGGATACACATGCAAAGATCAGCCTTTTAAAAGCTACTGTGATCCTGCGCTCTGTGCCGCTCGTAAGTTTGGAATAGGCAACGATGCACCAGATGCACCACAGGTCGGGGGTCTAACGATTATGATGTCCGAGCCAAGGGTTTATTTCATGGATGTGAACGGTGGACGCATACAGATTTCAACGGAGCAGTTGCAGAACCAAAGTCTCTGGCAACGGGCTTGTATGGAACAGATGAACTTTATGCCGCCACAAGTTAAGCCTGATAGGTGGCAGAAGCAGGTCAATGAACTGATGAAAACTGCTACTCATTTGGAAGTACCAGAAGAAGCGACAGTCATGGGGCAGTTTAAGGATCACATTCGTTCGTATTGTACCAGCCACATCAGGGCCATGTCCCCAGAAGAAATGGAAATGGGCAAGCCTTGGACAGATGGTGATGAGACTAAGTTCAAGTTAGAGGGACTGTTGGATTTCTTGCACCAGAGAAGATTCAAGGTTGAGAATCGAGGGCAGATTATTCAGATGATTCGTGATCTTGGCGGCGAAAGTTTCAAACAGAATGTCCATAAGTCCGATGGAACGCGAACTACAGTTCGGTGCTGGTCGGTGCCAAGCTATGAAGAAGACACCACAACATTACCCGTAAAGGAGATGAGCAATGATATCCCATTCTAACAGACTTCTGAGAGTAGGAGAAGTTGCAGAACTACTGGGGGTATCCAAGTCTTATATTTATAAGATGGCTCAGACCACAGATTTCCCCAAGCCCGTTGTTTTAGGGGATGAGAACACCAAGAGATCAGCAAGCCGATGGGTGCTGACAGAAGTTGAGGATTGGGTAAGCTCACGGCCAAGGGGGAAAGAGTTATGATACCAAACGCAAAGTTAATACTGGGACCGCCGGGATGCGGTAAGACGTACAGGTTGATCCAAGAGATCAAGTCAGCTTTGGACGCGGGTACGCACCCGTCACGCATTGGGGTGATTTCATTCACCAAGAAGGCCATTGAGGAGATGATTGCCCGATCCTGTGCGGCGTTTAATTTAGAGGCCACAGATTTCCCGCACATGAGAACCAGCCACTCTTTTGGTTTCAATGGCCTTGGTTTGCAGGCGCAAGACGTAATGCAAATTGCTGACTATAAGGTCCTTGGTGCCGAGTTGGGATTAGACTTTGAGGGTAAGGACAGAGTTAATGTGGATGACGGTATCATAATCCCCAGCATCGGGGGGTCGGGTTCCCAGTATCTACAGATGGATACACGGGCGCGGTACAGAATGATAACCTTGGATCAAGAGTTCAACGAATCTGAAAACCGTAGTCTGTACTATCCCAAACTGGTTCAAGTCAGTGGTCAGATAGATGAATACAAAAGTGAGTTTGGCAAATACGATTTTGTGGACATGATTGAGAAGTACATTGAGATAGGGGAAGCCCCGTATCTGGATTACTTGTTTATTGATGAGGCCCAAGACTTCACACCTCTACAATGGGAAATGGCTAAGAAGCTGGCCCTACGCGCAGAGAAGGTAATTATAGCTGGGGATGATGACCAAGCTATTCACAGATGGACTGGGGTAGACGTAGATTTGTTTATTAAATCGGCGGAAGACGTTGAGGTTTTAAATCAATCGTATCGCATACCCAGAAGTGTGCATCGCCTGTCCGAGAGGATTGTGCAGAGGATCAGTGGCCGAGTAGAAAAGGAGTTCTTGCCTCGTGAGGAACAAGGTCTGGTCGATTACGTTTATCACCTTGATAGTCTTCCTATTCTAAGTGGGTCTTGGACTATTATGGCGCGTACAAATTCACAGGTATATGAACTATCAAAGTGGGTTAGGAACGCAGGGTTTAAGTATTCCATCAAGGGTCGATCAAGTCTGTCAGATACTCTTGTTGCAAACCTGCTGACATGGGAAGACCTGTGCCAAGATAAGAGGGTAGGCGTCCAGAGAATTAAGGACCTATACTCCTCGCTACCGAAACAAGGACGTAATGCGTCAGTCAAACGAGGTTCCTCAAAGTTGCTGGACGCATTGGACCCGACCTCCGAGTTGTCCTTGAATGAGTTGCGGTTTTCTTTTGGTTTACTGTACGGGGCTGAGACATCGGCATACGATGTGTTGAACGTTTCGGGTGGGGAAAGAGATTACATAGAGGCATTGCAAAGAAGAGGTGAGGATTTAACATCGGCACCTCGCATTAAGTTATCCACCTTTCACGCTATGAAGGGCGGCGAGGATGACAACTGTGTTGTTTATACCGGGTCAACCCGTGCTTGCGCGGAATCTAAACATCCTGACGATGAACACCGAGCGTTTTACGTTGGTGTAACGAGGGCCAAGGAGAGGCTTTATATTCTGCAATGCAGAAAAGATTGGAGGTATACGCTATGAATAAAAAACCAGTTCCTCAAAGTAGATTTGATTTTATTGAAGATGAAATAGCTCGTGTGTTTATTCACGCAGATGACGAGTGGAAGCAAGAGTATTACGAAAACGCGGCTAGGTATTTATCTAAAAACAAGATTGTTGAAGGAGGAAATATATGTGCATTTTGCAGAACACAAGGGATGTCCGATCCCCACCACCATAACGTGTGGGGGGCAATGATGTCCTCTTTAAAAAAGTTGGGGTGGGTTGAGAAGGTGGGGATGGTCCGACCAACGACACGTCAAACGCATATTAACGAGGTGTGCCAGTGGGAAAGCAAATTGTTTAAGGGTTAGATTTACACGTATTACGAGAGTGAAAGATATGACGAAGATGACATGGGGAAAAGGGAGATATACGCTATGAACTGTTGGCATTGTAAAACTGAATTAATCTGGGGTGGGGATCATGACGTGGATGACGACGACGATTACGTTATGGAAACAAACCTGAGTTGCCCCAAATGTAATTCTTTGGTGCTGGTCATGATGGCGAAGGAGACAGAAGATGAATCGTGATCAACTGCTGGACAAGGCCAAAGAAACTATCAATGGGCAGAGGGCCAAGGATTATGGGGATGCCAGTGAGAACTTTATCAGGATAGCATCAGGCTGGAACGTAATTATGAACGGGGCCCTAAAGACCCATGGGTACTTAACCAATCAGCACGTTTCCCTAATGATGGATTGGGTAAAGACCGCCCGTCTGTGTGAGAACATAGACCACATGGATTCGTGGGTGGACAAGGCGGGTTATACCGCCCTTGGTGCAGAGTTTGCTAACAAGAGGGGCGACAAGTGACTGAATCATTTGGTAGCGATTGGCATCACCAGTTTAAGGGTGAGTTAAATATTATGGATAAGGATTGGAATATCCCCCCAGAGTTTCCTGATCTAACGGGGTATAAGAACGTTGCCGTGGACCTTGAGACCAAGGACCCCAACATCAAGTCCCTTGGTCCCGGTTGGGCTAGAAAAGATGGGCACATCATAGGCATTGCGGTTGCGGCGGGGGAGTACAAAGGGTACTTCCCGATCCGCCACGAGAACGGCCACAACCTTGATCCCAAGTTCACGATGAAGTGGATTAAGAAACAGATGTCTGTGCCTGACATGAACGTGATCATGCACAACGCGACCTACGATGCAGGTTGGTTAAGGGCCGAGGGTGTAGAGATTAAAGGTCGGATCATTGACACGATGATTACGGGTGCCTTGGTTGACGAGAACCGTTGGTCGTTTGGTTTGGATGCTATGGCCCGTGACTACACAGATATTCGCAAGGATGAGAAGCTACTGCAAGCCGCCGCCTCTGAGTGGGGTATCAACGCTAAGTCACAGATGTACACGCTGCCACCTAAGTATGTGGGCGCGTATGCAGAACGGGATGCCGTTGCAACTCTCAAGCTGTGGGAAGCGTTGAAGATCGAATTGGAAAAGCAAGACCTGTGGGCGATTTGGAATCTGGAAACCGACTTGATCCCTTGCCTGTTGGATATGAGAAGCAAAGGTGTTCGGGTTGATCTGGATAAGGCAGACAAGAACAAGAAGATCATCCGAGGTAAGACCAAAGAACTAAGAGCGTTCGTTGAGAAAGAAGCTGGGATGGAAGTGGACATCTGGGCCTCGGCATCTATTGCCAAGATGTTTGACAAGCTCAATATGGAATACCCAAGGACAGAGAAGGGGGCACCCTCGTTTAATAAAGCCTATTTAAACGCTCATCCTGCCGAGGTATGCCAGAAGCTAGTCAAGCTCAGAGAGTTCGATAAAGCTGACAGCACATTCATTGATAGCATCCTGCGCCACGAGACAGACGGTAGGATACACACAGAACTGCACTCCACACGCCGTGACGAGGGTGGTACAGTGACAGGTCGGTTTTCTTCGTCCAATCCTAACCTCCAGCAGATTCCTGCGCGTGACAAGGAGATTAAGAAGATGATCCGCGGGTTGTTTATCCC